AATGGTGATTTATGAATAAGAAGACAATCTATGCACACACTCCACCCTATACCAATGAGACTATAGAGTTTGAGCGATACACGAATGGTGTGTCGATGCAAGAAGTAGGAGAGATCGGAGTAGTCGACTACAAGTTCAATGAAGGTAATTTGATTCAAGAGTTTAAGGAATACATTGACTCTACGTATGATGCCCATTATTGCACTTCCGGTATTCAGTCCAGCGAGGTTATCATTGATCGTGGCCGTGGTATGGGATTCTTTCTTGGTAACGTAGACAAGTACAATGCACGTTATGGTAACAAGGGTGATATAGATGATCACCGAAAAGATCTTTTGAAAGTATTGCATTATGCTTTATTGGGACTATATACGCATGATTTGGAAAACTCGTGAGTCCAGTGTTTTACTTAGGATACAGGTCCGAAGAAGATAACAACGGTATTAAGTTGTTGAACAAAGATGAAGAGCGAGGGATAGATTTATCCACGTCTTCATTTAAAGAAGGTGACATTTTTGTCTTGGAATCATCGGATGATGAACACACATACTTGAAAAGAATATGGACTGGTAGTTCAGTTGGTTAGAATGCCGGCCTGTCACGCCGGAGGTCGCGAGTTCGAGTCTCGTCCAGTCCGCCACACTATATAAACTAGGAGTGTTTATGAGAGGTAAAGCAGTAACAAGACGCCTACGAGAAGGTGCACTAGAACGACTCACTGAGTCGAAATTCTTTGATAAGGTCAACAAGAAAGGTGTTGCCCGAACAGAAGCGCAATGGCAGAAGCGCAAAGATCAAGAGATCGAAACTCTTGAAGTACATCTTGGCATCCGTCAAGGTGCTAAGAAGAAGCGTGAGGAGATCATCCTCGATTAAGGAAGGAGAAAGACATGGAAACGTTAGCAGTAGTTTTTTTAGTAGTAGTGGTAGTTTATTTTGTCAATAGGTTTCGACAAGGTAAACGTGGTTTAGGTCATGGTAAGGGTGGATCTGGTGGTGGAAGTCATCCGAACAACCCTACAAACCCTAACGACCAACTTAAATAACCACTAGGGGAGGTTCCAGAGCGGTCAAATGGATCAGACTGTAAATCTGACGCGAGAGCTTCGGTGGTTCGAATCCACCTCTCCCCACCATTTAGTCTCGGAATGACTTTAAACTTGCACTGGTCGTTACGCCCGTCACCTGAGTAAGTGGAAAACTGCTCAACACACAACACACAAAAGGAGACAATTATGTCTAATGCAAATCCATACGAACTTCGGTTCCAAATTTTCGAAACAGCAAGAAACGTCCTAACAGATGAGTACTGGGCTAAAGTAAATCGTCGCGAAGTCTTGATTGAGACTGGCGGTATTGATACCGTTCCAGAGTTTCCGACATACCCTACTATGCAAGAGATCATGGAAAGGGTTAAAGTTATCAACGAGTTTGTCTCAAACAATTAAACGGAGATTAGCACAGTCTGGTAGTGCACTGCATTTGGGGTGCAGGGGTCGTAGGTTCAAATCCTACATCTCCGACCAAGGAATAAGGGTCTGATTCCCCTTTTAAAATAACTGAATCAGTGGTGCCTAGGAGAGCAAAGGTTTGGGGTGTCGCCAAGTGGTTAAGGCAACGGGTTTTGATCCCGTCATCGAAGGTTCGAATCCTTCCACCCCAGCCATTTTACTACGGGGGGTTGACAGACCCCCCTTTTTTATGGTACTATACAAAAACAAATCGAGGGATGGCAGAGCGGTTGAATGCACCAGTCTTGAAAACTGGCATACGTTAATAGCGTATCTAGGGTTCGAATCCCTATCCCTCGGCCACATTTTATATTATGAAGAGTGAGAGACAATGAAACAACTATTATCCGCAGTGTTATGTACCACAGTTCTTAGTGCATGTTCCGGTGGTGGCTCAGAATCCGCACCAGAACCCGTAACCGTCGCACCACCCCCAGCACCTACTCTATCAGCACTTGAGATTGCTGTTGGTGAACTAAAGGATATGATGGGTACTACATCACCGACGGGTTCTTACGAAGGGTACATCCTACCTGAAAGTGACGATTTTCTAAACATCCCTCAAGACCCAAGCAACCCAGTTACTGCTGAGAAAGTAGAGTTAGGTAAGTTCCTCTACCACGAGACGGGTATGACATCTTCTGAAAACAACCAGACAGATATGGATAATACGTGGTCATGTGCATCTTGTCACAACGGACAGAATGGTTTCAAGTCTGGTATTCGTCAAGGTATTGGTGAAGGCGGTGTAGGATTTGACCATCGCACGGTTGCCGCTGGTGTCGATCCTTCTACAGTTGACGTACAACCTCTCACATCACCTACAGTACTGAATACTGCATATCAAGAAGTCATGTTATGGAACGGACAGTTCGGTAATGTCATCGGTGGTATTGTAAACATAGGTATTGATCCAGAGAGACACTTCACCGAAGGAACTCCAAAAGAAGCGAACCTACGTAGTTTTGCCGGTCTAGAAACACAGGCAGTTGCCGGACTTGGTGTTCACCGTATGAATGTGGAAGAAGGTTCTGTCCTCACCACCAATGAAAAGTATCAGATGATGTTCGAAGCGGCATATGGTACATCGCAACCCAATGATATGTTAGAAGCAGCTGCACTTGCAATTGCCGCATATGAACGAACTATCCTTGCAAACCAAGCACCCTTTCAAGATTTCCTACGAGGTGACGAAGAAGCGTTAACCCTAGAAGAAGTAGAAGGCGCGAAAGTGTTCTTTGGTAAAGGTCAGTGTGCTGGTTGTCACAACGGTCCAGCACTTTCATCACCCGTCGGTTCTCTTGCAAGTGAAGTATTCATGACACTTGGATTCCACGATCTAGACATGTGGGACGATATCATCGGTGAAGTCGGTGAAGGCGTTAGAGAAGGACGTGCCGGATTTACTGGAGACGAAATGGAGAAGTACGCATTTAAGGTACCACCTCTATACAATCTCTCAGATACAGAAGTGTTCGGACACGGTGCATCATTCACTAGTGTTGAAGATGTGGTACGATACAAGGTTGCGGCTGTTCCTCAACACCCAGATGTGGATCTTATAGATATAGATTACAGATTCACCCCTCTAGACTTATCTGAGGAAGAGATAACTAATCTGGTATTGTTCTTAGAGAATAGTTTATACGATCCAGATTTGATGAGATATGTTCCTACAGAGTTACCGACGGGTCTCTGTGTAACTAACAACGACGAAGATTCACGTAGAGAGCTAGGATGTGATCAATGACACAGAAGATAGAAGTACTGACTCTTGCTAAAAAAGCATTCTTGGAGAGAGTCTATAGAAAAGAACTTTTAAGGTCTGACTATATAGACGTAAGAATGGAACAACTCAAGGTTGAGGCAAATAACCCTAACAATTCTGAAACCGATGCTGCGTGGTATAACAGAATCATTCAAGAACTAGAGTGGGTTAAGAGTCAGATTAAAAATGGTTGATTTTGGTTTAATAGGAATACTTGGGGTGATGTTATGTCCAATGGTTTTTGGTGGCATCACTCTTCTTTATTCACATAAGTACACTCACCCAGTGACCAAAGAATGGTGGAGCAAAGCGAATAAAGATGGTAACTAAAAATGATATAACCGGAGATAAGATACAGTCCAAAACGTTATCAAAAGAAGGAAGAGATAACTGGGATAAAATCTTTGGTAAGGATAAAAAGACAGAAGAATCTGTCAAGAAACAAAAGGTTATAAATAAGGAAAAGTAGTTTAGGAAGGATTGTGGGGCCGTAGCTCAGTTGGGAGAGCGATTCCCTTGCACGGAATAGGTCGTAGGTTCGATCCCTATCGGCTCCACCACTTTCCAAGAATTTCCCCACAATACGGGGGCTCGGTACTAGAGAAGAACGATGCGCACTAGGCGCACTAACTTGATAACTGCGATCTCTCACAACGTGCATGTTAAAAATGCCAGAGCAGAAGGGAAACCTCAATCCCACAAGTTACGGTTCTCCGACACATAAAGTACCATCCACTTGAGCCCCTGTATTTGTGGGGATTCTTATTTGACCAATACCGCCAAAATAGTCACTCTTTGCCCTTGACAAACGTTTCTAAAAGATGTTATAATACTGGTATATTGAATTGAACTGGACTATATTATGTTTACACACGAACCGATACCTTTGAACGAAATGACTGCTGTCACTACGGACACTGGTCGTCAATACGAAACCCCCGAAGGTATAACCCTACCTTCTATCACTACGGTCCTTTCTATACTGTCTCGTGACTCCATTGCAAAATGGCGTGCTCGTGTCGGTGAGAAAGAAGCAAACCGTATCTCCTATCGCGCATCTACGCGTGGTACTGCGGTTCACGAAATCTGTGAACAGTACGTCAACAATGACCCCGACTATGACAAGTACATGGCGATGAATATCGACACTGGTGAACAGACGTTGACCACACGTACTCCCGATCTAATCGAGTCCTTCTTAAAACTCAAACCCATCCTTGACGAACGTCTTGGTACTGTCTATGCTCAAGAAGCACCACTGTACTCTACGCACCTAGGTGTTGCTGGTCGTGTGGATTGTGTCGGTATCTTTGATGGGAAACCATCTATCATTGACTACAAGACTTCCATGAAGCCTAAACGTCTCGATTGGATTAAGAACTACTTCATGCAAGAATCTGCATATTCTATTATGTGGGAAGAACGCACGGGTATGCCTATCACCCAACTTGTGACTATTATCTCTGTCGACAACCATGAACCACAGGTGTTTATCGAACACCGTGACAACTGGGTGCGTCCATTACGAGATACTATTGCCCAATATAACGAAGAAAATAGCACAAATCCTCTTGACATATAAATAGTATCTGTTATACTCTAGGGACCAACTTAGAGTAAAGAGGATTCTATAGATGGCAAATTTTAGTGGAGGCGATGCCGGATTCGATAAGGGTTACCTAGAGAAGGTAGCAATCGATATCGAAGAAGGTAACGAGGTCAAGTTCGCGGGCAATGTTAAGCAAGTAGTTAACATGACCGACGAAGTTGTTTCTTGGATAGCCGCTGTCAAAAAAAGAGACATCAACAAAGTCAATAGTGCTTTTAAGACAGGTAGTAAGTTTCTTCCTATATTTAATGGTTATGCTTGGACCAAGATTGATAAGGCACCATATAGTGGACAAGGTGGTTCAGGTGCCGGTGATGAGATCACTGCACTGGGAGAATGTTTTCATGCATACGTATCTGCCGCTCGTCAAAAGAAGGGAAGTAGTTTAAACAGTTGGTTAGAGGCAATCGATCTATTGGACAGTTCTACTATAAACAGATTTACCGATTGTGATAGAACCCTGAAACAATGTTTGGATGGATTAGATGAGGCATGGAAGAATTCAGCGGTAGTTATCAGTAATAAGTTGTCGGGTCAATTGGGAATAGGTAATTATAAGTTTTTGCGAGGTGGTACAGTAGTCACTAGTATAGAAAACAACTATAAGAAGTTGAAGAAAGTTGCTGGCATAACATTGAATGTCAACAAGTGGAACCCATCCGACATGTGGGCAATGAAGATAGGATTTTCTCTCGACACAAACCAAGATACTCTAGATGACTTTAACCAACTATTACTAGAGGAATACAAGAACAAGAATTTGATTGGAGTTTCCCTGAAGAAACTTGCGAGTAATGCGAAGACGTGTTATGAGGAAGAGTTCAACGGAGGTACTCCAAGACCAGAAGCCAAGTTTGTTAAGTATGCAATTTCAGGTATAGGTAAGAACGTTGATTGGTCGACTTCATACCCTCGCGTAGGGAGTGCAAGTAAGGACGTTTATGTTTACTATAAACTTGGAGCCAAAGAATACAATATGCAGATTCGAACATTTAGTTCGCAGATGTCTGGTTGGCAGGGAGAGATTAAAGGAACGACTGCTGCCGGTGGTAAGATTGGTGGTGGTAACTTACAGACAGCATTACAGTTTGCTGGTATTGCTGACAGAGAGTACCATAGTCAAAGTGCGTTCAAGATAAAGTCTAGGATTACTAATAACGTGACTATCGCAGAATTCACCAAAATGTACAATTACTTGGGTGATGTGGATATGACCGAAGAAGATATGGCATTGTTCTTAGCAGATTATAGCAACGAGTGGTTATACAGTAAATTCTTGGGTTTGCAATTCATATACACTATGTTGACCAAAAGAAAATCAGATGAAGTAATGTCCCAAGTCATAAGCATAGCATCATCTTCAACTCCGAAAAGTTCAGTCTTTTTAAAGTATAGTTAGGAACAATAATGAAAAAATTTACAGAATTTACAGCACTCCAAGAAACACTGAACAACCCGTATCCTGCCACTCTCGTGAAGGACGGAAAACAAGAGTATCGTTCCTCAGTTAAACTCGACGACGGTGGTCGATTGAGTGTCATCATCAGCGGTGACGAACACATCGATGACTATGATTACATAGATTGGGAGATTAGTTTCGAACGTAATGGTGAACAGTCTGTTACGGGTGAAGGTGACGCATTACGTATCTTGGCAACTGTTATGAACTTGATTGCCCAGTTCGTTAAAATGGAAAATCCCAAGTACATGAACCTATCCGCAGCCAAGGATAAGAAGAACCAGAAGAAAGGACTGCAAGGTCGAGAGAGACTGTATATGCGTCTCATTAAAAAGCAGTTAGGGCCTAAGTACAAAATTGAAACTGAAACCAGTTCGAGTGGTACCACTTGGAGCATGAAGAGAAAAAGATAATGGAAAACTTCGCAGAATTTATTACAGAACAAAAGAATACTCACATGACCCACATTGAGGACAAGGTCCTATACGGTGGAGTCGATGGTACACGACAGGCAATTAATGCACTGCGTGATCTACGAGACCTGCTTTCTGGTTCTGGTGGTGGTCGTGTCTCAGTTAAATGGGATGGTGCTCCTGCTGTATTTTGTGGTATAGATCCAAGTGACGGTGAGTTCTTCGTTGCAAAGAAAGGTATCTTCAATAAAAACCCAATGGTGTATAAGACTGACGCAGATATCGATGCGGACACTAAGGGTGACTTAAACGCTAAGTTGAAGGACGCTCTCAAGTATCTACCGGACCTAGGTATCACAGGTGTTGTCCAAGGAGACTTCCTGTTTGGTAAAGGTGATGTGACTACTAAGACTATCGACGGTCAGAAGTACAGTGTATTCCACCCGAACACAATCGCATATGCGATACCCTATGATCAAGCGAAAGAAGTACGTTCCGCTAAGATCGGTATCGTATGGCACACGACTTATATTGGAGATACATTTGAGTCGATGCGAGCGACATATGGTGTGGACGTGTCGAAATTTCGCAAGTCTGTAAACGTATGGTCACAGGACGCAATGTTAAAAGATGCAACTAATGCGACTATGACCGAACGTGAGACCAAATCAGTCAATGACCTTTTAACCCAAATAGGTCGTCTGTTCAAGCAGACTTCTGCTACTACTATTAAGACCCTCGCAGATAATCCTACTCTCGCAGGGTCAATTGAAACATACAATAATTCGTTCGTTCGTGCAGGAGCCTTACTCCCAGACTCAAGAAGGCATGTTACCGGATTGATAAGTAATAGACAAGCTTACTACAAAAAAGAGATTGCAAGCAAGAAATCTCAACGTGGTAAGGACAATTGGATTGCCAAAATGAAGGATGAGATGGAGTTTTTCTCTGATACAAACAAGGCTAATCTAGTTAAGATGTTCGAATTGCAAAAATTAATCGTTTTAGTGAAATTAAAACTTATAAATAGTTTAGACAAACTTAAATCGATTGATACTTTCGTAAAAACTGTAGATGGTTACAAAGTCACTGGTGAAGAAGGATATGTTGCAATCGATACGCTTGGTGGTGATGCGGTGAAACTTGTTGACCGTATGGAATTTTCATACAACAACTTTTCATCCGATATATTAAAGGGTTGGGATTCAGCCCGTAGATAATATGGAATAAACCAATAGAGGAATAGATGACTATGTTGTCATTTAAAGATATGGTATCAGAAGTACTCGACATGGCACAACGTCGAAAACTCGCGATGCGAATGAAAAAGAATAAAGCACGAATCGCCATGGCGCGAAAACGTGCAGAAAGAAAAACTGCATCTATGGATACCCTGAAGAAACGTGCACGTAAACAAGCACGTAAGGCAGTAGTCGCAAAGATTACTAAGGGACAAGATAAAGGTGAGATGTCATTCTCTCGTAAGAAAGATATTGAGAAGAGAATGGAGAAACCTGCCATCCAAGCAAGAATAGATCGTAATGCCCGTAAGCTTATAAAAGTCGTTCGAAAGCAAGAAATGGAACGTAAACGTAATCGAGGCAAAGGCGATAAAAAGTGATTAAGAATTTCAGTCAATACCTTGTCGAAGAAGAACGCGAAGTCTATTTCACGTTTGGTCGTATGAATCCCCCTACGATTGGTCACGGCAAAGTTATGGATGCGTTAGCGATGAAGTCTGGGAAAGCAGACTATAAAGTATTTGTGTCACAATCACAGGACGCAAAGAAGAATCCGTTATCGTACTCCGATAAAATCAAACATACTCGTAAGATGTTTCCGAAACATGCACGGAATATCATGGTGGATAAGTCTGTCAAGACCGCTATCAATGCCATGGTCGCACTGTATGACCAAGGTTACAAGTCAGTAACTATGGTTGTCGGTGACGACAGAATTACAGAATTCGAAGTACTATTGAAAAAATACAATGGTACTAAAGCAAGACATGGTTTTTATAATTTCAAGAATATCAGAATAGTATCTGCCGGTAAGAGAGATCCAGACGCTACTGGTATTGAAGGTATGTCAGCTTCAAAACAAAGAGAGAACGCATCTAAGAACGATTTTGTTTCTTTCTCACAGGGTGTTCCTAAAACCATGTCCAATCCAGACACACGTAAGTTATATAACGACGTGCGCAAGGGTATGGGGTTAAAGGAAGCCAGTGAATTCCGTAATCACCTAGAACTAGAGACAGTATCCGAAACACGAGAAAAATTCGTGCAAGGAGAGTTGTTCGAGGTTGGGGATATGGTAGTAATCAAAGAAAGTGATGAGGTTGCTACTATATCCGTACTAGGTGCAAACTACGTTATCGTTGAAACCAGCGATGGCAAGAAGATGCGCAAGTGGTTAGAGTCTGTGGAGTTAATCTCTGAAGACGTATCCCAAGGGCAACTCAATGATTTAGAAAAGTTCGGTGACCGTTTGTTAAAGAAGTTTAACATTGACATCGAATTTACACGGCACTTCGCAGACCGTATGAACGATAAGAGGAATGACCCTGCTATCAAGGTCACAGAACTCCAACGTCTGTTTAAGAAGATTGCAAAGAATAAGGGCAAAGACGTAAAGAAACACGGAGATGCAGAAGCAGTATTGAAAGATATGCAGTCTGACTTGAATCTCCCTGTTGTGGTGAACTACAAGAACGGTGAGTTCGAAGTGGTGAACAAGACTATCATGCGCAAAAAGAATTTCAAGACAACCAGTCCTGAAATCAAGTACGAGTCACAGGATCCAGATATCAAGGACCGTGACGGTACTCAACCAGCACGTTACCATGCCGGACTAAAGAAGTCCACCAAGGCAAAACGTGATGCGCACTTCAAGAAACATGGTAAGAAGGCAGACGATGATTCATCTGCATACAAACCAGCGCCAGGCGATGCAACTGCTAAGACCAAACCATCCAAGTACACCAAGTCATTCAAGGACATGTACGACGAAGATTGTTGGGATGGGTACAAAGAAGTTGGTATGAAAAAGAAAGGGAACAAGATGGTCCCTAACTGTGTTGCAGAAGAGAATGATTTATTGGAAAGTTGGGCTGCCAAGTTGATGCATAAGATTGGTGCCAAGACTATCAATAAGAATAAATACACTAAAGTTGCTCGTTATGTCAAAAAGGAACTAGACTCCGGAAAATACAAAAAAGGTGCTGCTGACTTCGCGGCTGCAGACA